TTACCTCTTTCTTTTTCATTTTCAATTTGACCAATTTTTGATGTTTGATTTTTCTGAATGTTTAAAGAGTTCCATTGTGCGTAAGAATAAGTTTGACCGCCCTCAGTTCTATCAGCAGGTGTAGTGCCATGCACTGTTGCGTTTACATCAAATTCTCTAGGGTCTGCACCTTGTTTTATCATCATTTGTGCGTATGTAGAACTTGGATTAGCCATACCCATAAAATCCATATTGTTTTTACCAAGTGTAGATAAATCAGTATAACTAACAGAATCTTGACTTCCTGCAATTTGAGTTTTGTCTGGTGCGTAATTACCAACTTTATTAAAATAATCAAAAAATTCCTCTGGGTTATTTTCAAAAAACAATTTTTCCATATCAGTTAAATTTTTTGTAGCTCTATAAACAGTCTTTTTTTGCTCTACTGATGGTTGAAACCCTTGCGTACCAAATAAATATTCTTCAAGCATATTTCTTTTTTTAGGCTCTGCCAAAACTTCGGCAGGATATTCAATATCCATTTTTGGTGTAAGTGCATTTGCTCTTTGCATTACATTGTCTGGTGTAGGATTATTAATAGCAGACATTGTATTTTTATTATTTGCTTTTGCTCTTTGGTATGCAGGGTCATTCAATAAACCTTGCATAGTATTCATTTCTTCTTTTTTTCTTTGATTGTTTGCATAAAGATTGTTGTCTAGCAAACCACCACCAAAACTATATTTTGTAACCATTAGCTTAATAATCCTCTCAATTTAGGGTTTTGTTTTAACAACCCCAGTTGTCTTTCTTTGTTTCTAGCAATTCTGTTTGCCAACATTCCATACTGCGGTGGTCTAATTGGCATACCAGTTATCTCAGCAACTTGACTTCTCAGCATAGGGTTGTCTGCCATATTCATGTATTGTTTGCCCTCATTGACACCATCATTTAATTTACCTTTAGTGCCTTGTTTTTTATCGCCATAAAGGATTGTTGCCATCTTTGTAAAAAAATCCATAAGTCTAACCTATACCAAATCCAAACCCACTAGATTTACCACTAGACGTACCACTTGTAAGTTTAGTAGGAAAACCAAATGCGTATGAGTTAATTAAATCTGCAAAGTCCATTAGTCTCATTCCGTATGCGTCTTGGTCATACATTGCTTTAGACATATCCATTTCATTTATTCTGTCTCGTCTTGCGTTATCCATTCCTGCATAACCATAAGAGTCAGCTAATGTGCCACTTGCTAAATCATATAAACCACTTTGATAATCGCCATAGTTAGCAAGTAAATTAGCCTCAGTGTTGTTTAAGTTTGCACCTGCATCACCCATTAATGCAGATATATCTGAACCTGCATTATACATATTTTTTATGTAATCTTGATTGCCAGTAAATTGTCTTGCTCTTTCATTCTCAGCTAGTTCAACCATGTAAGGTAATACTGCGTCTGATACACCAGTTCCTACTGCATTAGCATAAGCACCACTACCACCATATCTACCCATACCTGCAAATTCAGAACCAATTTGATTACTTATTTTATCAGTAGTGCTAGACAAGAAATCATCAAGATAAGATTTACCGCCATCTGCACTCATCATGTCATAGGCATTTAAACCTGCACCAGAGTTAAAATCATCTAAGCTAGTGCCAGTAGTACCAGTCTTTAAAAAGTTTGATAAATAGCCACCACCTGCTGTTGTTGGGTCGCCATTTAGATATGAATTATATGTAGATGTTGCGTCTTTAAATGCGTCTGGTTGAAAATTTTTATAAATATTACTTCCATACCTTTCCATATCAAGCATTTCTTTAGTCGGTGCTGAATATAAATCATTATAATCATAACCACCTAAATACTCTTTATTGCCTTTATCGTACTCAGCTTTAGCACCTGCAAGTATTTCCTCAATATAAGGTTCAGTAGGTGCGTATGGTTTGACCTCGCTTGACCCTTCACTTGTTTCTGATGATTTTTTTCTACTACCACCTATACTCATATTTTTATTCCTTGTTGTTTGTTAAATTAATTTCTAAGGCTAAATGTGTATCTTTAAATCCATAAGCCTTAAATATTTTTGACCAACCTTTTCTGGCTAGACAAATTGCTTTATGACAATCATTTGCTTTTGCATATTCAATAAGATTTTGCATAGCAACATATTGCCATCTTTTACGTTCAGTGCCAGTCATCACAAAGACTGACCCAATTTTAAATTGTGGTCTTTCTAGTATTTCACTAATAACAAAACCTTTTGTTTTTCTGTTTTCGCTATCCCAGACTAACCATAGTTGCATATCACCATTAACGAGTTCTTTATAAACATCATTAACGTCATATCCGTTTTCTGCTTTTACTAAAATGTTGTTTAAATCTTTTTTAATTAACCAAAATATTTCTTCTACTTTGGCTTTTGGTATAAAGACTACCTTAAAAGGTAAGCCATTTGTTTGTGCCATCATATATTATGCTCAACACTCCATAGTTTGTGTTTATTACTTTATTAGCTGACCCCTCAATATTATTTCCAGTGTTTGCAGTAATTGTTATGTTGTGCGTATTTGCACTGCCACTGCTATCTTTAATAATTAAATTAGTACCTATCGGTGGTGATTTTGGCAAAGTAAGTGTTGTTGCTTGATTTACACTGACATCAAGAAACATATCATCTACTTTAACACTATAACTAGCCACCCTTACCTTTTCATAAGGTATGTTTAACCTATTAACCATTGTATTAACTGCTTGAGTTAATTGTTGGTTAAAATATTCTTGGTTTTGCGTTGGTGTACGTCTTATGTATTCAATAGCCATTATAAAATCTTATTTAAGTGTCTAACACCATGTTCGTCTGTAACCATTTCACCTTTTTCTAAAGTACAAGTGTAAGCAACTTGATTTCCTGCTGTACGTTCAGCGACTCTTTTACCCTCTAAACACACTGATAGACTAGGTTGATGATACCAACCATCTAAACGTCTATTATCACCCTCAATAATAAACATTGATAATACGAATACCATTTCAATCATGTGTTCCATTGCCTCTTAGTTTGTCTGTTAAATCTTCTAAGTCTATGACTCGTTCCTCAAGAAAATCTACTTGCAGTTGGGCTTTGCCTATTAATGGTAATTGTGTTTCTGAGTTACTTTGTAATGATTCTAATCTACCAGACATAAATTCTATAAGAAGAAATGCCTCTTTTAGTTGACTATCTATTTCTGTTACTGGAATAGTATCAATATGTTCATTAATTAGTTCTATGTCATTTAAAATTAATGCTTGGCTTGTCTCTAATGCAGTAATTTTGTTTGTCAGTGAATTAAAAGTAAACACTGCTGATGCAACCAAAAAAATAATTCCAACTAAGTTTATAATTGGCATACTAATAGCTCGTTCAGAACTTACTGAAATTGGTTTTTCAGACATTACTGAACACCATCAAGTGTTGCGTTTACTTCGACTCCCATTGCATCATGCCAGTTAGCTTTAGCAGGTACTTTAACCTCTATCTTATGATATTTACCAGATTGTCTGAATGAGGCTAAACCATTATCATTGCAAGTTGTAAAACCACTTTCTTTAACTGTACCACCTGCCCTTTCTCTACTTACTAAATTAATTTGACTTGGTGTGTACCCTAAGAAAGTTACATTTAAAATATTTTGGTCTGGTGCTACTACAATAGATAACAGTGTGTCATTAACTATGGTTGCTACAATAAACTTAGCATTGTTAAACTGACTAGATACATCATTAACTCTAATAACATCACCAACACTAAGTTCAGTTAAAAATTTTGTACCAGTACCATTAATAGTTGTGCTTGTAATTGATATAGTTCCACTAGCAACTTTAGGCTCTACATCTATAACTGGATTTATATTTGTAATAAATGTTCTTTTACCATCTGCATATTCTTGTTCACCTATGCTTATTGTTGCCTCTAAACTATCACCACTAAATGTACCAAATTTATTATTGCCATCAAATGCAGAGAAAAACAAAGTTCCACCCTGCCATATTCTACTATCAAATGAGTCTGTAAATGTTTCAATGTCAGTGCTTATGTTATCAAGTGCCTCTAATGTTGTACCAGTTGTAAATGCACTAGATACATTTTGTGTTGCAACATCTATGTAAGACCATCTATCAGCAGAATAATTGTAACATAGTATTCTATCTGGGTTGCCACCAGATGAGTTGGTAGTTGGGTATGACCAAAAAATTAATTTATTAAGTGGGTCATGCCCAGATGTAATTCTTAAAATATTAGATTGGTCTAAACTATCATCAAACCATTTATCAATTTTGTTCTCACCTATAAGAGTTGTACTCTCACCATTTGTTTTACAGAAACCATCTTGAGATAAGAAAAATGTTTCTGACCCAACAGTTTGAATACTACCATGTGCTATTGCACCTCGTTCTTGCTCAATGGCTCTAATTTGAAAGATAGATGAACCACCTACAAAGTTAAGTTGAAATATTTTATTTACACAAAGTATAATTCCAAATTCACCACCTACTATGCCAGTGATTTCTGATGTATCAAATAATGTTTCTTCATCTGACTGGTCAGTACCAATAGACCAACTTGCATGATTACCAATAGCTGACCAATGTAATTTATTTCTGTTTGTTGGTTGCCACCCACTGACAACAAAGTTTCTAACAACTGCTGTATGCCAAAATGTTGGTGGACTACCACCTAAAGCAGACCATGTTGTGCTAGTGTCTAGTTGCCATACTTGAGGTGCATTAGAACCATTACTTGCAACTATATAATTACCAAATTGTGTAAACTGCCAGTCATTGTCAGCAGGTGTACTAAAAGTTGTACCGCCACTAACATCTGAAAATGTGTTTGCAAGGTAACGATATAGTTTTGTGCTATCACCTGCAAAAGACGTTATGTTTCCTGCTGATGATTTAAAACTTGCAAAACCTTGACATCTATTGCCTAGAGCATTTGTACTTACTGGTGCTAGACCTTTAGTTGGTCTATAACTTTTAAAAGATGGTACTACATTTCTTGCGTCAGTAAGACCTTCATTTCTGTATTCTGGGTGGTCTGGAGTCCAGTCCATAAATTGCTTATAAGCCATAAACTATTCCTCGTTTACAGTTGACCTCATTATCAATGGTGCGTCTTGGTTGTATTTATTCTTTGTGTTTAAAGCTACAACTCGTTCAACTCCATTGTTATAAAAGCTCAACCATTCTTGAATAATAGATGGGTCAATACCTCTAATAAATGTATGAGAAAAATATAATGAACCATACAAATAAACATCTGCATGATTTGTTAATATATCATTTGTATCTGTATCATTAACTAAAACATCAAATTTTTTGTAGTAATACATCTTTACTGAATAAGTGCTATCTGGCATTGGGTAGAAATGTATGTTATCACCAATGATTGTATAAACCTCTGGTTGTCCTACTAATGAACCACCATACATACTAAATGCTGTTTCTGGTGAGACATATTGCAATGAATTTTTTTTACTACCATCAATGTATATTGACGCAACACCTAAAAAACCAGATGGCAATGACTCAATCTCATCATTTACACTTAATGTAGCAAGATTAATCATTTTATTATAACCACTGTTAGCAAGTTTACTGTTGAAGTCTTGTTCAGCTAGTGCAACAAAATCTGTAATTTCATTTGTTAAGTCTGAACGACCCAACCAGTTTGCTATACTTGATTTTAGGTTTGCAAAATTGTTTAGTGCCATTTAAAAAGTTCCCTCTGATGTTCTTAAATATGCCCACTTGGGGTCATTTAATTTACGTTGTAAATATTTATGTTGTTCTTCACCCTCTAAACTGGTGAACATAAAACCATCATCTTGCAACCATTGATATGCAATGATAGTTGGTATTTCTGCAATAGCTCTCATAGACCTATCTCTATTATAGCCACTGCCAAATTCGTTTCTTTGTGCTTTGTTGTGTTTTAAGATGTTTTCTACATCTTGGTATTTGTGTTCAATTAGTGTTTGAGATTGTTCGTCTGCTTTAACAATCGTTCCCATTTCACCATCATGGGTATGTTCGTAAGTTTTAGCCATTTATGTTTTTTCTTATTTTAATCTGTCTAAATTTATTAACACACCCAAATGATTTAAAACTCTTTAGTTTTAGAGATTGTTGCAGGATTTTTCAGATTATCTATTTGTATATCTAAATTTGCTTTCATTTCATCTTCAGTTTTATCACCACTGTCGATAACACAAGCAATACAATTATCTTTTGTCATTGAATCAAAGTCCATGTCAGCACCATCACAAGAACCATAAGACCTTGCACTATGCTCACCATCAACTGCGTTTAATGACCAATGAATTGTTTTTACTTTATCATCTGAGTCGGTTTCAAAATTTGGAAATGTCCATGTATATTCTGTTGCCATTTTTTTAACCTTTCTTTGTTATTAATTTACTTTTTTTGTTTTTGTTTTTGTCTCAACTTCTTTTTCTTCACTAGGTAGTTCTTGTTTTATAATGTCTAAATAATGATTTTCTAAAACATTTAAATTTTCAAGTTCTAGTGCGATTTGATTTTTTTTATTTGAAATATTTTGAATTTGAACAAAAGCTACTTTGCCTTTGTCATTCATTTTTGTTTCGTCATATTGTTTTTCGTCTAATGTAAACATTTGTGTTTACCTTTCTGTTTGTTGTTATTAATTATCTTACAAGCCATTCTTCAACTGTTTCAGAAATGTCTCTCATTTTAATCCAATTAGTGCCTGTTGGTTGTCCTTTGCGTAATCTTAGTTTACCCATAAGACCTACTACATCCCATTCGTTTCTGTTTTCTCTAGGAACATAATCTTTTGTTTCATCATAATCTGTGTTTAATAGACGCTCTCCATTTTCATCACGAAGGTAAGTGCCAAAATCATCTTTCTGATATTTGTCATTCCATTTTGTATAAGCACCATCTCCAACGATTGCTGGGTTGCCAGATATGATTCCAATAATTTTAGAAGCATCATCACTATCCGTTGCTTTGACTATTTTATTACCATCAAGAATTACAGGATAACCTCTTCTATCTTCATCAGAACTATTGCCATCTTTCCATTCAAAATATTCACCATAGTCAGCACCGCCACCATTCCAAGAACTGTCAGCAAAAGCATTACCATCACCTCTAAGTATAAATTCGTTGTCCGAACCAGCACCAGACATAATTCTCATAAACTCAAAAGCAGTTGTGTTAGCTCTGGCACACAATATTCTTTGTATTCCATCACCACCATACGAGGAACTTGTGGCATCAGCTACCAGTATTTGATTACTTGTTGTGGCTCCCGAAACATTACAAACGGCACTATTACTGCTATTTGTTCCAATACCAACAAAATCAGAACCACCATCAACGAATAACATATTAGCATTGCCATTTGATTCAATTCTAAAGTTTTGGTCATTACTATTTTCGTTAAACACAATTCCGTCTGTGTGAAATGAAGCTACTTGTGTTGCACCAGTAGAAAGCACTATAGAATCAGAAGCGTGGTTGTAAAATATACTGCCACGATATTTTGCGTTACCACTTGTGCCATCTGCAAAAGCTATACTTGATTGATGAGAAGTTCCGCCAACAATAGTTAATCCATGGTGTGTGTCTGTATTACCAACAACTAAATCATTATAACCATTTTCGTATGATGAGGCGTTTGTAAGTCCGATTCCCAATTTTCCATCAGCTGTTAGTCTAGCCCGTTCTTCATTAAGTCCACCATTACGAGTAGCAAAAATCATATTAGCAGTTTTGTTAGCACTTACATCACAAGCTATTGCAACTTGTCCAACTTGGTCGGTAGTAGTAAGTCTGTTTGCCATTAAAACAATAGCAGAACCATGTTGATTATTTGATACGCTGTTATTAGTAATACGCATACCAACATTCCCTAAAGCACCATAATTGCTACTTGGACTTGTAGTATCTTCTGTAAACTCTGCATCTATTAATACACTTGGACTTGAAGTTCCGATTCCTACTTTACCAGAACTATCTATACGCATACGCTCTGCATTATTAACAACCATTCTCATAGAGTCGTCTGCATGGTTATAATCTAAAATACCAATGTTATTATCGTCTGTATCAGCAAACATTAAACGACTAGCGTCAGT